ATCACCACCAACTAATGTAGAAAGTGCTGATAAATCAAACTTGATAAGAGGTCTTCTTTCTACAGAATCAGCATCAGTATCAAGTACAGTATCAGCACCATAGTTACGATAATCATAGTTTGACCTTATCCAGGAATCAGAAGTAATCCCTGTATAATCATCTGCTGTATTTTCACCCCAACGTTCAGTTGTCATAAATTATTCCTGTTGTTCTTGTAATTTCTGTAGTTCTTCATTCAGTCTTTCACATTCTTGCCTCAATGCTAAAAGCTCTGTGTTCTTTTCAAATATGATTTGGAGATACATCTGTTCTCTATTTATTTGATTTGTTTCCACATTTTCCTCCTTATCTTTTGAACTCTGTTACTGTAATAAATCTGTTGTAGCACTGTATTGAACCTGCGTAATATACAACATCAGCTTTCAAATTGATTGTATAATTTACTCCTGCTGAAGTTGAGAAAGCAACAAACATTGTATTACCACCATATCTTGTTCCATTTCCCTGTATAGCATTTCCCCAAGGCATAACAGATGACTGCCTTTTTTGAACTCCATTGACTTCTAAATAATACTGAGCTTGTCCATTTGATATAGACCCATAGAAATCAGCTCCTGCTTGAACCTTGAAAGTTCCACCTTTGTCAGATTGCACAGTTGTACTCAAAACTGAGGTCTTAGCTGTGAAACTACCAGTATAAGCAGCATTTTCTGCTAGTGCTGTTTGAGTTACTTGTCCACCTATAATCTTTTCAGCAGTAATTGTGTTTGCTACAATTCTATCTGCATTGAGTGTTCCTGCTGTTATTCTTGTGCCACTCATTGTACCAGTTGTTATATTAGAAGCATTTAGATTAGTAACTCCAATTACTGAAGCATTTATTGTTCCTGCTGTTAGGTCACTAGCATTCAATGTGCCACGAATAGTAAGTGCAGAACCATCCCATGTCATATACTTCGTAGCTGGATTACCTATTGAGAACTTATATCCACTTGAATAACCTAACCAAAAACCAGTTCCAGTATTATAGGCAGTTTGACCACCACGAATATAACCAGTTGAGTTGAGAGTTATATTACCTGCTGTGATAGAACCAAGATTAGCAGTTATTGCTGATAGTTGAGTAACACTCAATTTAGCTGCTGTGATTGTACTAGCAGCTATTTCATTTCCAGTTATGGTATTAGCAGCAATTTGATTAGCTGTTATACTACCAGTAGTTATTTTACCACCATCAACAGTTGTTATACCTGCATTTATGTTTATTGTTGGGTCAACTAACCAGTTATATTCACCTGGACTTATTTCAATTAGTGAACCAGGCTTATCAACTAAGTCATCATAACCAGTTGAACCAGGACCGATAGTTACTACAGCATCAATTTCTAATGTGCCAGCAACACCATCCCAATCAAACTTAGGAGCAGTACTTCCACCTAATTGTATTGTATCATTATCTAAGTCAAAGAACTGACCTTGACCAGCACCCCAGTTTGTACTCTGTAATGTGCCAGCAGCAATTGTTCCTAAATCAGCACTTATGGCTGAAAGTGAATTAGCAACAATCCATTCTGCTATGACTTGGTCTGTCCATACTAACTCATAAACTTCTTTATTATTACTTAGGAAGTGTAATCTTGCATAGTTGAAAACAAGTCCTTCTGGGAATAGAGCTATGTTTATTATTCCATCACCAGCATTAGCATTCCACCAATTTGTTATAGCATCTGCTTCATTAGTAGCTTCAATAAGTCTACCTTCACTATCAAGTGTATGGTCTCCTTCAGCCTTGTAGTAAGTCCAAGTCGCATCATCTATTGAAGTTGAAACATAACAAGCAACTGAACTATCAGCCCATAATGAAACTCTATCAAGTATTTGTCCTGTTGGGAATGTAGTCTTTATCCAATAGCCACTATAGTATTTGATTCCATTACCAGATGAAGTAACATGGTCATATAGCGAGGCAAGAATACTACCAGATGTTCCTAAACTATCTGTATAAGTCAGCCTATCTATCAAAGCACCATCAATGTCATCAGCATTTATCTTTAGTGGTTCTGTTGAATTGACATTAGATGCTATACCTATTCCAAAGTCATCATAAGGAACAATCTTAGCAAAGTAAGTTGTTTCAGGTGTCAAATCAGGTTCTACCCAATAAGTAGTCTTAGCACTTACCTCTGCTACTTCAGTAGTAGGTGGATTACTTGTATCAAGTAAAACAATATACTTAGATAAGTCATTATCTATTATAGCGATATTCTTCCAGTCTACCTTCATACCTGTAAAGATAGGTGTGACAGTTGGAGTAGTTCCACTCATATCTGGTACTGGATTTGACGCTATGAGTTGAGCATAAGTTGCTGATAAGTCATCATAAAAGTCATTGGTCCATACTCTAAACTTCAAGTCACGAACTGGAACATTAGAATTATCCTCAGCATTCATTGCCTTAGTATAGACATATTCTAATTCATACTTGCTTTCTGTAAATGCAGTTCTTAGTAAAGTATCATCAATTTTCATTACATTGATTTTATAGTTCTTTACATTACTATCACCAACAGATGCTGAAGGAACGGCTCCACTTGAATACGTTGTGCCAGTTGAGGAAGTCCATTCAATTTGACAATCAGGTCCATCAAATACTGTTCCTCCACCTTTGACTTGTAAGTCTGTTGGGGCCTCTGCTCCACCTACTGAAGTATTCAATATGAAGTCATCGTAAGTAACCCAGTTTGAAGTTCCAGTAATTCCTCTTGCTCGTACTCCTATATCGTAAGTGCCTGAAGTTACATCAACCCAGTCATAGAATAATTGAGCAGTTGTATCAATTCGTCTCCAACCACCTACATTAGCATCAGGGTTAAATCTATATCTTATTTCGTAGTCATCTGTTCTTGGGTCAGGACTAGCAACCCAACTTATAACCATTGCGTATTTTCTAACTGATTGGTCTGATTCAGTATAAGTGTATGGTTGAATTGCTATTGTTGAAGGTGGGTCAAGTTTGCCTGTTGGTATGTTTAGAGTAGATGGTGGTTCAATTACTAATCCATCTTCTACTATTGCATATTTGTTGCTGTCATATTGTGTTGCTGCAATTTCATATTCACCAATTTCATATTCGTCAATTTTCATTATCATAAATTCACGAACTGCTACATTAGTTGTTGATACTGCCCACATGAAGTCATACTGAGGAATACCACCAGTGATTGGTTCTGTAAAAGATAAGACATCCCAAATACCTGGAGCATTAGTAAGTGTTCTTTCTACTGCCGCACCAGATGCTGTCTCTACTAATAGAGTATAAGTTACTCCACTTTCAATTTCTATATCTCTATCTATTGTTACGGTTGCTGGAAAATAAGTTGAACTTCTAACTCTACCTGATAATTGGATATTAGCATAATGTTCATCCTGTATTCCAATCAAATCACCAGGTAGAGCATCACCCCATTCAATTCCTCCACGGAACTTACATAATTCTGTCTGGTTTATATCAGTATAAAGGATATATTTACCACGTCTAATGGCTTCATTGCGGGAGTTACATCCAAATGCTACAACATCAAGTGGGTTATATCCATAACGAACAATAGCTTCTTCATCTTCTAGTATAACTGTTTCTAGTTTACCAAAGTTCAATGGGTCATTATAACTTACTTTGACTGCTGTATGTCTTTGAGTTTTTGGTGAGCCTTCATATTCAAAAGTGCCTTCATTCACATTAGCAGGACTTGCAATCCTTGATATAGTCTTTGGAGCATCCTGAATTACAGATACTTGTCCAGTAAACCAAATTGGAAATCCACGGAAGACCGAGCTTAAATGCGCTATGATTTCAAGTGCTTCTGCTCTATTTTGAATAACTCCGTTGAATGTAAAGCGAGGTTCTGTTACTGAAGTTGAAGTATAAGTTCCATCAGCATTTCTTGTTTTTTCTGTAAATGTAACATCTTGGTCGCAGTAAACTCCTACTGTATACAAAGTCCATTTATCTACTTGGTCTGCATCAAGTCCAATACCAAATCTGTTATTTGTAAGCATATCATAAAGAACCCAAGCAGGATTATTACAATACCCAGTTGTGAAAGTACCATCCCAGACACCAGTATAAACACGAGTTTCAGGGTCTAAGTTATTAGGATAGCTTATCTTTCTACCCTTTATTTTATATGCTCTGTAAGGAACTGAATTACCAAACTCCTGTGAATTTATAGTCAAACCAACTACTACTGAATCCATATAACGTATCTTCACATTCTTTACTTCTGTATAACTGTACCAAGTTAAACCATTTTGAAGTTTGAGTGATGTTGAGTCAGCAGTTAGTCTATAAACTTTTATTGTCCAGGGAGCAGAACCATAATTAGATAATGTTTTGATAAGATGCTGTTTTTGATAAACACTTGTTGTCTTACCTTCTAATGATGAAGTCAATGCTGTTTGCTCTGCTCCACCAAAAGGAGTTACTGTTATTCTGTAATCAATTCTAGTTTTTCTAATATCACCATCGTCTTCTTGTATGAATAGAGTTGGTGTGCCTAAAGTGACATTTACATCTTCTGTATCACTATCAGTTATTGTTTGAGATACAGGACTACTAAATGAAACATTTAGACTTACTCCAGTTTCAGCTTCAATTTCATCAAAGCCAGGCATATACTCTTGGTCAGGTGTTCCTGTTCTTGCATCAATAGTAACACCACTAAAGTTGAGTGTACCTGCTACAGTTTGAACAACTGTCTCATTGAAGTATGTTGATTTATACCAACTATCTCCAGTAGCAGGACCAGATATTTCACCTTCACAAAGTAAATCAACTAACTCAGCAGTGGACTTACTTTGTAGTGTATTAGGTTCTTCTACTGGAGGTGGTGGTGGGTCAGACTCTCCACCGCCCTTCCTTCCTATTACCCTTATATCTCTTTGTTTCATATAAAATCCTTATGCCACTACCATATCTCTAATTTTGATTCCACCTGATATAAAAATTGAACCTATGAATGTCTCACCATAACAAACAGGTATAGTCAAACCTGGCTCAACTGTATTCTGTGGCCCATTGAATATGTATGATGGTCTTTTATCTTGTTCTCGTTGAGAATAGTCATTTACAGATGGAGATGGTGTGAGCATTTGAGCAACACCAGAAAGAGCTATCGCCGCTCCTAGTTTCATCATTGGAATACCATAAGCTCCATAACCATATGCAGTCAATACAGCACCTGCTACTATAAGTACTGCTCCACCTATTACTTGATATAAACCTCCACCACCATATCCACGTGGGACTGGTAAGAAGTGATAAGTGTTTTCAGAAAACTTCATCATAACTTCATCTTCTGAAACTGACTTACCTTTCTTTAGAGTGTCTCCTCTAACAACATAGTAGTTTCTATCACGTTGAATAGAATTTCTAAATCCAGGAAAATTAGCATCAGCTGCACGTATTGCTTCAGCTACAGACTTTACTTTTACATTGATGTTTTTAGGATACTGCTTCGCTAAATGACCATACAATTTTATCATTCTCTTTCTCCCAATTACTTCCAGGTCTATAACCCTGCCACTTTGGATTATGCCTCATTACTTTCATTAGATATTGTCTATTATGCATTATAGGATATCTACCACTAAGTTTATTATACAAATGATGTAATGTTTCTCCATCATTATTTAAGTATACTCCACAGTGATTGACATATTTTGTATTATAGATATTATAAAGTAGTATATCTCCTGGTTGAATATCATGCTCATCAACATAATAGAAAGGCATTGTGCCATCTTCTATAAAATTCTCAAACATTGATATGCCTTTATGCCAAAATGGAAACTCTCTGGCAGGACTTGGTGGCAACATTCCTGTGTTTATTCTAAGCCAATCTCTTACTAATCCATAACAGTCCCAAGCACCATAAAAAAACTCTCTACCTTCTAATGGTTCCATTGGCAGACTATCTCCCCAAAATACTACATGAGTAACTGAACCATTTTTGAAGTTGATTATTCCAAAAGGAACATCAAGTGCTACTTGCTGTTGTTGGTCTTCTTGTGAAGCCATTGGGTAGTTATTATGACTGTGTATAACTGCTTCAACTTTTCCATCTATGTAAGCATTTGTAAAATCAGTATCTTGTATTAGAAAAGTATTTGACTTATCATCT